CAGCGGCTGCGGCATTGACTCACAGGAGACGGCAACCAATCGGGTCAACAGGGACATGTTGGCGTTCGATGCCGGCACCCGGGAGAACGCGATTGTCTGGTTCACCTGGCCCACCGGATGGTCAACGGCCAAGGTGTCGGTGTTCTGGAGCGCGACATCAGGCACCGGCTCCGCAGTGTTCGGTGCGGAGATGTACGTCTATACGGATGGCGACAGCACCGACAGTGCATGGGGTACGGCGCAGGAGGTGACTGACGCCGCCGCCAGCGCCAACACGCATCGGCAGACAGCAGCCACCGCTGCGATCACTCCCGGCGGAACGGTGACCGCTGGCAAGCGCACGGCGCTGCGGCTGTACCGCAATGCCACCAGCGGCAGCGACGATCTTGCCGTTGATGCGCTGGTAACGGGCGTGCTTGTGGAGAAGGCAAGCTGATGGGCCGTCGTATTCGTCACTTCAACCCCGCGCACTCTGATGCCATCAAGGGCGGCACGTGTATTGATGCGCGGTTCATCACGGGCGTGGCTGATGGCGCGGGGGTCCAGACATGGAACAGCAGATCCGGCGGCGGCCATACTTACACCCAGGCGACGTCAGCGCGGCGGCCGATCTTTACGCTGCGTAGCCAAGGTGGACAGCCGGCGGTCGTGTTCACTGCCAGCAGCCAGCACTGGATGAGTCGTAGCGGGACTGCGGTCACTAGCACTATGAACCCATATACAGTATTTTCGTCTTCTACTACAGCGGGTGGCCGTAGGTACACCCAAACGAGCAACACGTCCTTTTTGGTCGCCCTAGATAGCGCTAATTTTACATTTTACCAACAGAGCGCGTATGAGGGAGGCATTGTTAACACTGCTAATACCCAGGTGGCAATTGGCGCGGCCGCGCCGACAACAGGAGTCCATGCGACCGGCCGGAGCAATAGCAACACGTTGTTTTCTTTGACGACCCCAGTGAATAATCCCGTCACGGCAACTAACGCCAACCTCGACCTTAGCACTATGAGAAGCTCCACGGTCCCTAACTCGTATTCTGACATGCCGCTTAGCGCGATCTGTATCGCCGCTGCGGCAATTACCAACTCATTCCGTAACCGCATAATGCACCATTATGGTTACAGCTTCAAACTCGCACTCTGACCCATGCACCTCTACCTCACCACCGCCAACCTCCTCCGTCAGGAAACTGATGATGAGGTGATCGCTACACTGCTCCGCAAGGGTTGGGCGCAGATCCCCGACCCCGAAGTGCCGGGCTCAACGTGGAACGGCAGCGAATGGGAGCCCCCGGCACCTGAGCCTGTGCGGCCGAACTACCAGACCTTCTACGAAGCCTTCCTGAACAGCAATCTCTACCAGTCCCTGCTGGTGCCGGCCCTGCTGCAGCCTGGCAGCGACGTGCTGGGTAACGTGCTGACGATCGTCGCGGTGAGCCTGCAGGACGCCCTGGTCGGCCGTGTGCCGCTGCCCGACCCCAACACCCAGCCCAACAGCCTGCAGAGCGCCATCTGGCTCTTGATGAGCGTCATGGCCTCGATGTTGAGCGCGGAGAACCTGGCCGAATTGCAGGGACTGCTCGATGCCCACGGCCTGTCCACCTACTACACCCTGACGCCACCGCAGCAATGACATGACCCGCCCCGGCAGCACTGACGACGGGCCCCGCTTCCTGAGTGATCTCACCAGGGAGCACGAGCATCTGCGTCAGCAACAGCAGGCTGTCGAGAAACTGCTGGTGGAAGCCGCCAGGGAGCGGACGTTCATCAACCGCCGACTAGATGCCATCGAGGCCACACTGCGGGCCATCGGCTGCCGCGAGAGCGACCTGGCGGTCAAGGAGGCTGCCGACGAGGGCCGCCGGCTGGGCCAACGAAACCTGTTGACCACTACCGCCATCGTGTTCGGCCCCATCATCATCGCGCTCGGGAGCTGGTTCCTGATCCAGAGCTTCCAGGCATTCCGCCATGTACAGGTGGAAGAAGAATCGTGGCGACTCCGCAACGGTGCCGATCCCTACCGGCCCCAGATGGGGCCACCCGTTCCCAAGCGTCTCCAGGAGCGCAAGCCATGAAACTCAGCACCATCCTCGGCACGCTCGGCACCACGGCAGCGGTTCTCAAGGGTGCCAGCACCACGGCGATCATCGCGGGTGCTCTCTACCTCGTGGACTGCCGCATGTCAGACCGTCGTGCCGAAGCGGTAGACAGATGCTGGATGACCGCATTGCCCATCATGGGGCTGGGTGCTGCGGCACGCAGTAGCTGGGAGGCAGGATTTCAAACGTTCAATCCGGCCCTGCGCGACCCCTCAGGCAGGCGCAGGCGGGATGATCGGGGACGATTCAGTGCTGAGGACTGACCCATGACCGCGATCAGACGAGAGCAGATCCTGGCGGCGATTGCGCTCCTTCTCGACGGGACGGAAGGCGTCGGCAGCCGCGTCTACCGCTCGAGGCAGGAGGCGTTCGCACGGGAGGAGGCGCCTTGCATTCTCATCGAACCCGGCACGGACGTGGCGAAGGAGGAACCCGTCTCGACGTGCAAGATCGACTGGCGGCTGCCGGTGTCGATCATCGTGCACACCCGTGGACCGATCCCGGAGCAGCTGGCGGCACCGATCATTGCCGACCTTCACGCCAAGCTGATGGCCGACCGGAGCCTGGGCGGGTTGTGCATGGACATCTATCCCAGTGAAGTCATCCATCAGCGCGAACAGGGCGATGCCACCGCGGGCTGGACGTCCTGCCTCTATTCCGTGCGCTACCGCACCAGCATCACGGACCTGGCGGCCTGAGCCTGAGCCAATGGGAGTCGGTAGCATATGGGGAACCTTCTACGCCTCAGCAGCGTGAGGAAAGCGCACCCGCACCAGCACCGGCCTCCAAACCCTGCAGAGGGTGGCAGCTATGTGCTGAGCCCGGCGGGCGACCGCTGGATCCGCGAACCCAACCAGGACACCACCGATGACCAAACAGAGTCGGATCCAGCTCCTGCTGGCGAAGATTGAGACCACCTACGGAACGAACAGCACGCCGGCAGGGACCGACGCCATCCTGGTGCGGAATCTGGAGGTAACGCCCCTAGAGGCGAAGATGCTCGAGCGGGAGACGGTTCAGCCGTATCTGGGCAGCCGACCCAGCCTGATGGTTGACCAGCAGGTCAAGGTGACTTTTGAGATCGAAGTCTCAGGGTCGGGCACTGCCGGCACGGCGCCGAAGTACGGGCCGATCCTGCGGGCCTGCGGGCTGTCGCAGACCATCGTCGCCGACACCAGTGTCACCTATGCACCGGTCAGCACCGGCATGGAGTCGGTGACGATTGCCTACCACGCCGATGGTCTGCGGCACTATGCGCTGGGATGCCGTGGCACCATTGAACTCACCGGCACGGCGTCCGATTTCTTCCTGTTCAAGGTGGAGATGACGGGCATCTACGTCGGCCCCACCGATACGGCAGTACCCACGGCGACCTACAGCGACCAGGCGCAGCCGATTCCGTTCGGTGCTGATGCCACGGCAACGTTCGCGGTGCATGGCTTCAATGCCTGCGTGCAGGAGTTCAGCCTGAACGTGGCGAATGATCTGGTGTTCCGTGCGCTGGCCGGTTGCACGAAGCAGGTTCTGATCACGGACCGGAAGGCGGCCGGTAGCGTCATGCTGGAGATGCCGACCCTGGCCAGCAAGAACTACTTCGCCGCTGCGGTGGCTCGCACGCAGGACGACATCACCTTTCAGTTCGGCGCTACCGCCGGCAACATCGTCACGGTCGCTGTCGGCCAGGCGCAGCTGGGTGCCCCGGAGTACGGGGACTACGATGGCGTGCTGATGTTGACGGTTCCGTACATGGCCCTGCCCACGTCGGCGGGCAATGATGAGTTCTCCCTGGCGTTCACCTGATGACCTTCAAGATTTCTCGGAGCCAGACCTACCGCTGGCCGATCAAGATCCGGCTGCCCAAGGATGGCGGCGGCTGCACCGTCGAGACATTCGAGGGGGAGTTTCGCCGGCTCAAGCAGTCTCGCATCGATGAGCTGCGCCGCCAGCTGATCGCCCAGGAGGAGAGCGGACTGGAGGAAGGCGAGATCACGGCAGAGGCTGCCATCGGCGAGATCCTGGCCGGATGGTCCGGGATCATGGACGACGACGGGGAGGAGGTGCCTTTCTCCCCTTCGGCCGTCGCCGAGCTGCTGGAACTGCCCACGGTGGCGATGCAGATTCTCCGTTCATGGGGCGAGAGCCTGATGGTCGGAGCTGATGGGGCGAAGGGAAAAAACTGATCGGGGCCGTTGAGCACCTTCTGGAAGGTGACCATGGCCCAGATGACCGACTGCAGGCAGTAGCGAAAGCGTTAGGAGTGATCCTGCCGGAAGGGCCGGAACCAGACTCCTATGAATTGTGGCCAGAGAATGTCCCCGCCGTGGAACTGTTCATTGATGTTCAGACGCAATGGCGCCCCGGTGGAGGAGGTGGCGTGCTGGGCTTAGACTACAACGTAGTGTTCCGCATCATGGAATTGAACGGAATCGTCCGATCTGAACAGAGGGAACTGCTTCGGGATCTTCAGGTGATGGAAGCCAGGGCCATGCAGATCATCAACGCGAAACTTCAGGACTGATGGCCACGACTCTCGAAGCACTGCTGAAGATCCGGGCCCTTGTGACCGGGGAGGATGGCCTGCGAGGGTTGGCCCAGCAGCTGGGCAACGTCGAGGCTAAGGCCAGGGGGCTGCGTGGTGCATTCACCGACACCCTGAAAAGCGCATCGTGGCAGGCGGCAGCAGTCGGCGCGGCATCGGTCGGGACGGCGCTTGGCTATTCAATGGTAAAGGCTGTTCAGTTCGACAAGGAACTCGCCGACGTAAGAAAAGCGATTGACTTTAATGACGGCAAGCAATCGCTGCGCGAGTTCAGTAACGAACTGGTGAACCTTTCGACTCAGCTGCCCTATACATCAAACGAACTGGCAAAGATTGCGGCATCCGCTGGTTTCGCTGGTTATGCACGGGAGGAGATCATCCCGTTTGTGCAGGACGCCGCGAAGATGGGCGTGGCGTTCCAGATGACAGCAGAGCAGGCGGGCGATGCGATGGTGGCCATGCGTGCCGCCATGAAGCTCACCCAGCCTGAGGTGCGGCAACTGGCGGATGCAATCAACTACCTGAGCGACAAGTTCAAAGGCACGGTGAGCGGCGCCGACCTGACGGAGGTGACCCGGCGGGTGGGTGCCATCGGCGTAGCGTCGGGCCTGACGGCCGAGCAGGTGGCGGGCCTGGGCGCTGCATTCCTGGCCAGCGGCACGCCGGCAGAGGTGGCGGCCACGGGCCTGAGGAACTTCCTGAAGGCCCTTACGTTGGGCGCCAACACCAGTAAGCAGGACGCCTTGAAC